AATAGACACACTGGTTGTTCCAATGTTCCTTAATGGCTGTCCTCCACATACGCTTGGCTTCGGCTGCGGTCATGGCCTTAAGAAAGTAGAGGTATTCAGAAGGATCTTTGAGAGGCATGAGGCCTACTTCGGTGGTTTACTTCTTTTTGGGGAATCCTGCTTTCATATTGGCATACGCCTTAGGCGACACCGTGCTCTTACTCTTTGGACGGCTGGTTCCTGCCTTGCGACGCTTGTTGATGTTAGCGTAGAGGCCGGGGGGCTTAGCGTTTCCTTTGTTCATTTTCGGGTACTTTTGCCGTTGTGACCGTTTCTGGCTCGGTTTTTGGATGGCGATTCAAGCACCATGCGGCCATCCTTAGTATGGGAAAGGTCGGCACCACCCTTGCTGGCAATGCCGCGCCGTCTCCGCTCTGTCCACCGCTCTTCCGAAGCATTTTTAACGGTGGGTTTCTTATTCAGTTTGCGTTGATAGGCAGCCTTTTTAGCAGCTGCCGTTGGATTTGCCGCATAATACTTAGCGGACTTACTTTTTGCTTGCGCCATTGTTAAAATAAACGTACTGTTCAAGGCGCTCAAGGCGTTGATCTGCCTCACCTGCTCGGTGAACAAGCACATCAACGGACTTAGCAATGTTATGAAGGGTCAGCAGGTGCCATCCGAACAGTCCCAATGCTGCTGTAGCAATGATATTTCGGATAATCTCCTGGTGGTCCTCATCTGATGGCCCGTTCGACATCCTCCATCTCCAATTCGAGTGATTCAAAGAGGGCAGCAAGAGGAGATCCAGTCACAGGCAACCCTGTAATGTTGTTCTTGGATAGCCAATCGGCTGCGGCCTTAAGATCTTGGGTGGTGGCAACGCCGCTCTTGATGCGGTCGATCAATTCGTTAGTGACGAGGCCGTGAAGCTCGTTGAATTGATCTTCAGTGGCTCTCATTGTCATCAGTTTACCAGTTCAGTAATGAACAGGGTAGTGCTAGCACCAGTTCCTTGAATGGCAGCAATGTTAGCGCCAATTGGAACGGCCAAAGTAATGCGTTCACCAGTCTTCAAGTAATGAGTAGAGGCTGAAGCAGTTTGAGCACCGACTCCAATCTGGTAATGACAATGATTACCACCAGTACAAATGAGGGAAACAAACCGACACGTTGAAGTCAACGCCAAATTGACACTGGATGCACCAAGTGCAATAGTACGGGCAGTTCCCACTTCAAAAGCAGTGGTGGTATCGCTGCTCAGAAAGGTTCCAGCAGTAGTTGTACCGCCAGTAGTAAGTGAAGCCATTAGTTATTCTCCTCAATGAGGCGGATGAGTTTGCTAGGGTAGGACGGATCGGTCGCGTAGCCTTCGCTTTGGAGCAGCTGACAGCACTCCTTCCACGACGTAGCACGGTTGATGCCCTTGTAGCCCTTGTAATCTTTGTACCACATGGCAATCAGGTGGTCGATACAAGCAGTAGGGCTAGGATAATCCTTGAAGGTGGCAATAACAGTGGTCCAACGGCCATTCAGGAACTCTTTTGTTTCCTGGAGGGTGCCAGGAGAGCCCTTGATGCCAAAGAAGTTGTTCTTGCCAGACGTGTGTTGACCCCAGCTGCTTTCCAGGGCCCACTGGGCTGCCACAACCTCGGGAAACTTGGCCCCACAGGCCTTAGCAACGGCCTTGACGCCCTTCCACGAGTTCTCAAAGGCAAGGGAAGCAGGGGCAATCTTAACTTCCTCGATGCGACGAAGGTCCATGAACCATGCTTCACCGCCGTGTGTCCACCGTGGAAGCCAGTTCTTCCAGGTATAACTGACGCTTTTGCCACCAAAGCCTCGATGAGGATAGCCACCATTGAGGTTATCGAGTTCCCCATACGGATCGTGAAAGATGCCATGGGTTTCGGTTGCTCCAATCAGCAGAATCCAGTGTCCACCACCCCGAGGGGCCGAGGACGGACCATGATGAAGGAAGCCAACAGGCACCGGAAGGCCCGCACCAAGGCGATCATAGAGGCTTTGGAGGCTGCCATTCTTGTAGAAGGTGGCCTTGACGTTGTAAGTAGCGGCTGCCTTGATCTGTGACTGTGGATTTGTGGTGTCCCCATACTTGAGAACAGTTCTCAGGTAGTCATCATCGGCATTGACGCCCGACAAAGCGGAAGGCCACAGGTATTTGACACCCATGGCCATTGTGCTGGAAAAGCACATCCTGTCTGCGTGGGCCGTGCGACTATCTGTTTGTGGGTAGTACTGGGCAACCGGCAGGAGGATGTTTGTCACCGGAGGGAATCCTTGAATTTACGGATCTTGTCGTCCTCAGACCGAAGGGGTTTCAGTAGAGTGACGACTTTAAGAAAGACCTGAACAACGCTGTTGGAGCGATACTTGCTCAGTCCAATGACCTCGGATGCAATGAAGAGTCCGAAGAAGATGGCAGCTTCATAAGAAAGCTTAAGGCCGAAGATGGTAATCATTTGCCTTGTCCTCGTGATTGTTTACGAGAGTGATTTGGTAGGGAATGTTGCCCCTGCCCCTGTCTAGTCTTTTTCGGGGGGCCGGGGACGTGGACGATCTTGTTAAGAGCGCCTTTTGGCTTGGACATCAATTTACGACGTTTGGTTGGTCAATCCGTTTTTGCCATGCCTCAAGTACTTCTGGCATCCAAACAGCAGCACAAACAGCTTGAATACTGTCAGGTAGCGAACTGACATCAGCCCCAGGATGATACCCGGTTCGATTGACCTCGCTAGCAATTTTTGTATTGTCTCTAAAAATGGAAATTTCTGTATTTACAAAAACTGTTCCATCGGCAGCGACTTCAAGAGTAGAAGAAATAGATTCAGTTAAAGCCATAATAAAGACATCCTTTAGGCGATACGGTAGAAGCCTGAGAAGTACACAGTCTTCCCTGACATGTTAGCATTGGTGGCGTTGGTGAAGCCGCCATTTTGGAACCTCACAGTTGTGGTTCCAGACAAAATCAAGAGACCTGTAGCCGTACTATCGGTTACGTTAATTACGGCACCAGAACGCGGAGCTGTTCCGCCAAAAGTTGTAAATGGAAGACCGCCAATAATTGCAACGTTTGCATCGGAAGTCGTTGGATAAACGATATGACCGCTGAAGAAAATCATGTTTGCAATGCGCTGGTAGTACCCCTCAGGAGCGGTAAACGTCAGGCTTGCGCCGCTTGCATCAATTGGTGTCCAGGTTGCTTGCGTAACGGCCCAAGGCACCGCACCCCAGGCTTCGTCGTTTTTGCCGCCACCGGCATTGCTGTATTCGTTGCCGAAAACAACAACACCAGTCCGCCTGACATTGACGATGGAGCTTGAATAGACGGTTGAGTTGCCTGCAATAATCCCGGACTCGCCGTCGCCATTGAGGAAGACAAAGTTGGGATTGCCAGCATAGCCACCGCTATTGCCAGTAATACTGAAGCCACGCACCTTGCCGCCAGCGCCACCAAGCCTGATAGGAACAAGTGCGCCTGCATCTGCGTTGAAACTGCAGCCAGTAATGGTCAGCCCGTTGACGACCTTGCCGGTGGCTGGATTGATCAGAAAGTCGGCGCCACCATTGCACCCTTCGGTTCGGCAGCCAACAATCGAAAGCCCATTGCAGGTGCCGCCGATGTAAAGACTGTTGGTTACACACTGCTCGAAGTTGCAGCTGACAAAGCACAGGCCATCAGTTTCTGCAGTAGTATCAAAAGTGAAACCAGTATCGCCAGTGAATGTGCAGCCATCAAACTTGTGCTGTCCCCCTCCGGTGTAGTTTTCGTACCTTATGGTTTGCTGAGTAATGTTGTAGCCGTGGACTCTGGAGAACTCGTTGGTGAAGCAAACGGTGCCGGTGACGACGGCTCCAGTGTTGACGGTAAAAAACTGAACGTTTCTCAGGTTGGTGTAGGAGCAATTCTTAAGTCGCAGCGCGTTAGGCGAGCCATTGTTGCTGCGAAGGGTCAGGTTCTCAATCTCGTAGAAGTAGTTTGAGGAAGTCGCGTTATCACAATCGAGGATGTACTGACCGGCGGTTAGACCAATTGCAAGGATTGTTACGCCATACAGGGACTCACCACGCAACCGAATTGGCTTGGTGGCAACTAATGAAGCAGTGGTTTTGTAAAACCCGCTGATATTATTGGCGGGAAAGAAAACCTCTTTTGCTGTCGCGCTTGTTGAGGCTGCATTAATAGCAGCCTGAATAGCAGCCGTATCATCCGCCACACCGTTTCCAACAGCCCCAAAGTCCTTAACGGATACAACATCCCTGAGCTTATTTTCAACCGTCCTCTGAACGCCCCCAGCCCCCGAAGGGGTGAAGGCGCCGAGGTCGGAGATGTTTCGTGTTTTAGTCATGTGTTTTCACGGATTAAAGGATCAGCAGTCCTCGGCATCCGAGAACTCAGGGAGGGTTTTGAGGTAGTGGTAGGCTTGCTTGATGAAGTTGTCTCCATCAATGTCTGGTTCAAAGTTATAATTTTCAACTTTGATCAGGTCGCCTGATACATTGTCCTTGAGGTAATGGACCTCTGCGGCCATATTTTCCTTGCCGCCAGCGACGCTTGACACTTTGATGTAAGCGTTGAACTTCGTTGGGCCAATAAGCCTAACGTCGTGAGTAATAAACTGTTGAAGTGCCATAATGTCTCCTTATGGTTTGAAGGTTCGGACCCGAAGAGTGCCACTACCCAGATCAATGGGACTAGCAGTACCATTGCGGAATACCACCGTCACTGTATCAGCGGCGTTGACATACGCATTTAAGGTGATGCTTTGCTGATCCAAGCTAAACGATGCGATGGCATAATCACCAAGAGCTGCGCCAGTGCATGTGACCGTGGTTGTTGTCTGCCCAGCGGCAGCAATTGATGGAGGATTGAACGTTGCGCTGCCTTGGTTGACTTGGTTTAAGCAGCGAACGGAAAAGTCGGCTGTGCTGATGTTCCAGTAAACGCAGAACACAGCTGGCCCAGTAAAGCCAGTAAACGCAGCGGACGCCCCGCCGTTGACTGTGTATCCGCTTGGTGGATTAAACGTAAATGTTCCAGTTGGGGCTCCGTTATTGCCAGTCCCAATAAAGGAGTATGTACGCGCCTGGTCTCCAAATAAAGTATTTATACCCGTTTCTGGCGCAACAATGTTAACAGTCCACGAGTTCCTGCTAAAAACTGTAAAGTCATCTTGCCCAGCAAACGAGCTGTTATTGCAAATGTAAGCCGCTAAAGAACTAGCTCCTTCTCGCCTGCTATTGTTAAGACGCTTACAGCTTTTTGCACTGCCCTGCAAGGCAAATAAAATTGACGAAAGATTATTATAAGTGTTGTTGTAAGTATTGCTGGAAAGTCTAGCTTC